AGCCGCTGCATCGACGCCATGGAGCAGATCGCCGCCGGCAACGGCAACAAGGACGGTTATTCCATCCGCGCCGCCGCGCTGGATCTGGCCAAGCGCACCGAGCGCCGCAAGATCCTCATGGTGCTCTCCGACGGGCTGCCGTCCGGCTATTTCAGCGAGGCGGAGGCGATCGATGACGTGCGCACGGCCGTGCAAGCGGCGCGCCGCCGGGGTCTGCTCGTCATCCCGATCATTTACACCGCGCGCACGGACGAGAACGTGGATGCTTACCGCCGTATGTATGAAAAGAGCATGATCTTTGCCGATTCCGTGGGCATGCTCGGCGAGTTCGAGCGCCTGCTCATGAAGCTGGTGCGCTGAGCGGCGGCCGGGGGGTGAAATTGCTTGACAAGCCCCGTGCGGTGTGCTATGATGACTCCTCGTTAAAAGGGAGTAGTTACAAATGTATGACCAACAATCTCCCGGCATCCGCCGGTGGTCATGCGCCTATTGTGATAGGTAATGAGACTTTTAGCACATCATATTTATGATCGTGCCGAAAGTCTCATTTTTTGCGCGATCACGAAGGAGAATGCGTTATGAACCTCGATTTTACCGGCAGTACCCTCTTTCTTGTCCTGCTGCTGTTTGCGGCGGGCCTTGTGTGCATCATCAAGGGCGGCGACTTTTTTGTCGACGCCGCCACGTGGATCGCGGAGGCCTCCGGCATCCCGAAATTCATCATCGGCGCGACCGTTGTGAGCTTTGCCACGACGATGCCGGAGATGCTTGTGTCCGTCTTTTCCGCGCTGGAGGGCAATGCGGACATCGCCATCGGCAATGCCGTCGGCTCGGTGACGGCCAATACCGGCCTGATCATGTGCCTGTCGCTGATCTGCATGGAGTGCACCATGCCGCGGCGGCAGTATGCGGTCAAGGCGGTGCTGCTGCTCGCGGCGATCGCGGTTCTGTTTGGCTTCACGCGCGACGGGCAGTTGTCCATCCTTGAGAGCGTTTTGATCCTTGTCATTTTTGTGTGCTTCATTGCCGAGAGCCTTGTCGCTGCACGGCGTGAGCAGTCGCTTGAGGCCCCGGAGCAGGATGCCCGCCCCAAAACGGACGGCCGGACGGTCGCGCTCAATATCGGCAAGTTTGTGTTTGGCGCTGCGGCCATTGTGCTTGGTGCGCAGCTGCTGATCGACAACGGCACCGCGCTCGCACAGATGCTCGGCGTGCCGGATGCCATCATCGGCGCGACCATGATCGCCATCGGCACGTCGCTGCCGGAGCTTGTTACGACCATCACGGCCATCCGCAAAAAGCAGTCGTCCCTGTCGGTGGGCAACATCATCGGCGCGAACATCATGGATCTCACGCTTATCATGCCGCTGTGCGCGCTCATCCTCGGCAAGCCGCTGCCGGTCGAGCGGCAGGGCATGCTGCTGGATATTCCGGCGTGTCTTGTCGTGTGCGCAGGTGCGCTCATCCCGGCGCTGGTGCAGGGCAGGTTCAAGCGCTGGGTCGGCTTTTTCATCGGCGGACTGTACATCGTTTATCTCGTCATCATGTTCACGTGCTTCGGCGCGTAAAAACCGGCGCCGGCCTCTTTTTGGAGACCGGCGCTTTTTGCTGTGATATTTGCTGCAGACAGAAAAAACCCCGGAAGCCGAAGCTTCCGGGGCGTGGTGCGCGAGGCGGGACTTGAACCCGCGAAAAAACGGCCAAAAACATTGAAAATACAGCGTTTTTTCTGATGTGTCGTAAAATCTGTCGTAAATCATCAATTAAAGAATGCTTTCATGCGGTTTATATCACGCTTCTCATCGGCGGCTGCAAGCTTGACGTAAATGTCGTGTACGGTTTTATAATCCGACCATCCACCAACCTTCATTGTCTGCTGTTCTGACCATCCAAGATGATATGCAAGTGATGCAAAGCTTCTCCGCAGACCATGCACGCCAACAAGCGGCAAATCGTTTTGTGCGCAGATTCTGTTTATCTGGGCGCACAAAGTGTTTGGATTGGTGCGAATATACTGTGAACCGGATGGTGTTGTATTCTCCGCGATCAACTCGGCAAGGCGCGGTATCATGATTTCAATTTCCCTGCGCGATGTCGTATTTTTGTTTTCAGCCTTTTGCACAAGGCGATTGTCTTTATTAAAGACGGCGCTGCCATGAACTAATATCTTCCCGCCATTGATCTTGTCTGGCGTCAGCGCAAGCACTTCGGACCGCCGTAGGCTGTGTAGCGCAAACAGCGCACCAAGCTCACACGGTGCTCCGCGCACAGCTGTTAGGAACAGCTTTATTTGATCGTAATCCAGCCATGGCAGTTCATCATGAACTACTTGCGGCAGCGTTGTAACATCAAAATCGACCTTATTACGCTTCAGAACGGATTTGACCAACCGCCATTCGTTCCGAACGGTCTTTGCTGAAACCCTACCAGCTTCGCGGTTGACCGCTGACTGCCAGTTGCTTACGGAATAAATGTCTGTATCCATTACATCTGCAAAGGCGTTTCGCTGGATCGTGTAATAGCCGCGCACGGTGGAAGGGGAAAGCGCGTTATCGCGATCTGCAATATAACTGTCTATCGCTTGCCGAAGAGTAAGCGGTGGGCGCTTTTTTTCTGCGTCAATGAATCCGGCGCGGATCGCCAGCGCCTTTGCCTTAGCTTCTGCTTCGGTGTCCTCGATGACGGTCACACCTTCGCGGCGCAGATCAACATACCACTTGTTCCCACGCTTTCGCGGCGTGGGTATTTTTATTTCATCTTTCTTTTTGCGTTCTCGGATTAGCCTTTCGCCGCAATATCCGCAAAACACAAAATGCAAGTCGTCCGGAATTTCACGCTTGCAGCTACGGCATATCATGCTTTTTCTCCTTTGCTTCCATAATTTTTAACAATTATCACAGCATAAAATGCACAAAAATGACAAAAATAATAACCGGTGTTCTGATACCAGAATTTTTCCGCAAAGCAGCGCATTTAAGTGATAACATTACATTATGGATGGAATATGGGTGAAATAATTTGTAAAGTAAAATATTACAGGACGTTTGAAGGACTAAGTCAGCGTGAACTTGCATCGTTGTCCGGCACGGCTGCAAGCACGATCTGCGAAATTGAAAGCGGTAAGCGCATACCGAATGTGCTGCTTGCTGTCAGGATTGCGCGTGTATTGGGAAAGCAAGTGGATGAATTATGGGAAGATATAGGGTATTAAAGGGGATGCGGGATGACATATTCAACATTTTTGAAAAATGCGATAATTGAAACTGTTGTAAATACAACGGATGAAAAACTTCTTCAATATATCTACACCATGTTAATGTCTGCTACTCCTGCGGAAACGCTTCAAGCAGATTCTTAACTGCTTCAAGCTGCTGGGGCTTCAGATTGCTGATTCTCATAATCAGTTGTCTGAAGTCCTTTTCTTTTTTTATACGCTCCACAAGGTCAAATAATTGGTCGTTTTCTTTTTGTGCAACAGGTCTTTCCATAGGAATATCATATCCAGCGAGCCACATTTCAGCAACATCAAGCGCTTTTCCCATTTTGTAAAGCGCTTCCTGCTTCGGCTCGTATTTTCCCGAAACATAACAGTTGATTGATTGCTTACTTATTCCGGACAATTCTGCAAGTTCTACTTGCTTCATTTCCCTTAAAGCCAATGCCTCCTTCAGTCTGTCCGAAGATTCTGCAATTTTTCCGAAGTCCTTAATTATAATCACTCCCTTGCTGATTGATATAAGAGGATAATAACACTGCGATAAACAGAAATCAATATTTATTGAATTTGAAATTAAAAAAAGTAAAGAAAACTTGAAAAACTGTATTGACAAGTAAAAATAGATGTCGTATATTATAGCTATGAAGTCAAGAAATCTTGACCGTTGCGTGAAAGACTGAACACATCCAATAGGCAGAAAAGGAGAATAAAAATGAAAAAGAATCAGATGTCTTATAGCGAATTAGTAAACCATGTAGAACAACGCCCCGTGCGCATGACCAAGTGGGATGTGGTGTGCTGGCTGATCGGGTATCAGGAAGTCGTTACTGCAGATGACTTTGAAAACATCTGCCGCTTGTATACGGATAACTTCGTGGACTGAAAGCCGCAGGGCGGCGGCTAAACCGCCCAGAAAGGAGAACGCACAATGACTATTTGGAGAAAAGATGATGAAACCGGCTTGACCTGCGGGATCAACGATGACGGTGATTTGTTCCTTGGGAATGACTATTCCGGCTACAATCTGCCGGACACGCCTGAAAATCGTGAATACATTCTGAATGCCTTTGACCGTTGGTAATTTGAAAGGAGATTGACATGAAACTGGTACACGACAATGGTTGGAAGGCTATCCACTTCCAGAATCGAACTATCCTGAGAAGCGACCGAAACCTTTACCCGGAATCGACTTGGTGGGCGTTGGTGTCCACTGTGGAAGTAAAGCCGATGGACGAACCGGGTCACTACAAAGCCATTTGAAAGGAGAACGACAATGCTGAACCACGAGAAAGAGAAAATCGAACAGGCGGTCAAAACCGTCAATCTGACTGTCAACCGTGTGCTGATTGCCGATCTTTATGAGGGCTACGAACTGCGGAAGCTGAAAGAAGCCTTGACGCTCCTGCTTGAAGAAGCAGACAAAAAGTAAGTCTGTGTGGACGAGGTGGGTACAATGATGGGTAACTATAACAACATTTTCAGGCCGAATCCGGCGAAAGCCTTGAAGCCTTGCCCGTTTTGCGGATGCACCGACATCGTATACGAGCGGTACAGCCATCCGTCCGGCTGGCGCTGGCGCGTGTGGTGCGTTGATTGCATGGCGGGCATTGACCCCGGCTACGCACAAGATCAGTCAACGGTGCAAAGAATGTGGAACAGCAGAGCATAAGCCGAAACGGTCTAACAACCGGCTGCCGGGAATGACCGCCCGGCACTGATGATGGCAGGTCAATATATAGGAAAGGACTGATATGAATGAGCTATAACAAGTTGCGCGGGAAAATTCGCGAGGTTTTCGGCACTCAGGAAGCATTTGCTGAAGCAATGGGGATGAGCACAGTATCACTTTCGCACAGGCTGAACGGGAAGCTCGAATGGAAAACGTCTGAAATCTTCAAGGCGTGTGAAGTTCTTGGCATTCCACTTGTTGATAACGCGGAATATTTTTTTACCAAAAAAGTCAAGAATTCTTGACTTTAGAAGGAGGCCATAATACAAATGTCGAGGAAAATCACACCTGACGAACTTGTCGATGCCGAAATTGCGCGCTTGCGGAATACGGAAGCCGTGAAGATCGCGCAGAAGGAACAGCGGCTGCTTTATCGGAAGCGGAAGTATCTCGCTGATCTCCGGTGGTTGGAAAAGCGCGGGAAGAAACTGATGGCCGATGGCTGGACGCTGGACACGCTGGAATTGTTGTTTAAGGATATCCCGGAAGAAGGTGATTGAAATGCCAAAAACGCGGCTCGGCAGAAAACCGCGTGACCCGATAAAGGAGCTGGTTTTCGGGCGAAAGATGGCGATTGGCATGACGAATGCTGATCTGGCATTAAAAACGCATATGTCAAGGAAGCAGATCGAATATGTGTTCAAGAAGCCGTCGTGCGACTGGACAATTGCAACGGCACTGAAACTGACGGCCGCGCTGGATATACCGATCGAAGAGCTTCGCGCCGCGATCCGGTGACGAAGAAAGGAGAAATGCAATGGAAAGGGCTGGAAATCCCGAAAGAATCAGCGGCGAGAATGTCATGGCGAAAGCGGTGTGTGAACGATGAACAAGCACCTTCCACATGATCTGAAGCAAATGCAAAGCCTTCCGCTTGAAGCAAAAATAAGAATGACGAAAGAGCGCATCGAAGCATGGTATGAATCGTGGTGGCGATATGAGATTTATGACAAGGCAACCGGCAAAACGCGCTTTGTAACATTCGACAATCGCGATTATTCAGCGACGCCACCGATGAAGGAAACCGAATTTATTGAATCGGCAATTCCGGGCGCTGTTTATGTCAGCTTCAGCGGCGGTAAGGATTCCACGGTGTTAAAGCACATTGTTGATTCCATGTATTCAGATGTTCCGGCTGTTTTCGTTAACACAGGCCTTGAATACCCAGAAATTCAACATTTCGTCAGAGAGGTCAAAGCCGAAAAATATGGCTGCTTCAATCCTGATGTCGAAATTATCCGGCCTGAAATGCGGTTTGATGAAGTTATCAAAAAGTATGGCTATCCGGTTGCTTCAAAGCGCGTTGCCGGATATGTGGAAACAGCAAAACGGAATCCAGATAGCAAAAGGGCGAAATGGATTCGTGGTGAAGAATGGACAAAGTTTGTTACCGGTGGCAAGTGGGCTTTTTTGATAGATGCACCTTTTATGGTGTCTGCCAAATGCTGCGCCGTAATGAAACACAAACCGATCAACCAATATGGAAAGTTGACCGGAAGAAAAGCAATCATTGGCACGATGGCAACCGAAAGCCCTAACCGTGAACAGGCGTGGCTTGTTAATGGGTGTAATGCCTTTGAAGCAAAAACGCCGACATCGCAGCCACTTTCTTTCTGGACTGAACAAGACATTCTTCATTACATCAAGAA